TTCGAACAGACTTCCGCCGGGCGAGTTGATCAGCACGTCAACGTCCTTACCGCCCATCGTTCGCAGCGCGGCGGCGATGCGCTTTGCCGTGACGCCCTCCCCGGTCCACGGGTCGGCGCCGATCGGGTCGAAGATCGAGATCGTCGTGTCGGCCTTCTCCTGCGACGCGGCCGAGATCCCCGGCCGCCACGTTTCCAAGGCCCGAGCACTCAGCTCGAAGCCCACGCCGGCGCGAGCGCCGACAGCCGGCGCTGCCGGCATACTTTTCTTTCCCATGGGATTCCCTCAGACCACGTCAGCCGTTGCGGCCGACTCCTCAACTGCGCCCAGCCACGCTCTCAGCGCCGAGCGCACCCTTTCGGCTTCTGCACCGACCTCGCCGAGCTTCTCGAGCGCGACGAGGTTCGCCTGAACCGTGTAGATCTCGCCGCCGTCGATGGGCGCCAGATTCTCCAGCGCACGCACCTCGTTGCGATTGAGCCATCCGTCTTGCAGGCCGAAGCGGTAGTAAGCCGCACGACCCGCGCTGTCCGCGCGCAACAGGCCTTCGACCGAAAACTCCGCAAACACATCGCCCGCGCTCTCATCCTCGACCAGGCACCGCAGGATCTCCTGCTCGATGTTCACAAGCAGCGGCCGCAGGCAACTGGTGAGAAAGTGCAGATTCTGGCTCTCGACACTCGACGCCCAGCTGCTCTGCTTGTCCATGTGGCCGATCATGAAGGGCGGCACACCGAACCAGCGGCAGATCTCCTCGACGTTGTACGACCGCGTCTGGAGCATCTGGGCCGCCTCCGGATTCATGGTGATGCCGTGATACTCCATGCCGGCCTCCAGCACCATGAGCTTGCCTGCATTCTTCGAGCCGACGAACTTGTCGACCTCCTTGCGCACCCGTTCACGCTGGTCTGGCTTCAGCAGGCCCGCGTTGTGCGTGATGAAGCCCGACGACTGCATGCCGTTCTGGAAGACCTTGCCCGCCGCCTCGTCGGCGGCCATGGCAGCGCCGAGCACATCGCGGCCAAACTGCACAGGGTTCAGGCCCGCCACGCCATCGATCCCGAAGCCGCGGACATGCATGACGTCCGCCTCTCGGATTTGGCGCCGCGCGCCTCCCTCGGTGTACGTGTATTCCAGCCGCCCGGCTGCATTGCGGCGCACCGTCATGTTCTGCGGCATCAACGGAAGCAGCGACACGACGCGCCGGCCCACGCGCCGCTTCTCGACGAACGCGTTGCCACGCAGCAGGATGCTCGCGACCACCAGGTTAATGAAACGCGCTGGCGTCATTTCGCTGTTCGGCCGGCGCGCCAGCAGTCGGTAGAGATCGTGGTCTTTCGCCAGCTCTCGCGAGCCGTCCGACCGCGTGCGGTACACCCGAAGCGGCAGGGTGGCTACCGTGGTCGAGAGCAGCCTCACGCACGCCATGACCGACGACAGCTGCAACGCGGCGTCGACCGACACCGACTTGCCGCTGCTCGAGGTGCCGATGAACTCGCGCCAGAACTCGGCGCTCGTGAGCTGGATGGGCACGCCCAGCCAGTTGAGGAGCGCGGCGCGCACGGCGCCGGGCTTCTTCTCTTTTGCCATTTACACACCCGCCATGATTGGATTGTCTGAAAAGCCGTCTGCATCCTCCGGCACGTGGACAGCTGCCCTGCTCAACGCGAGCACGGTAGCCACTGCAGGGTCGATGCGACCCTTTTGCTTCGACTTCTTCTTGTCCGGCCGGAAGTTGCCGTTCGTGTCGTACAGCAGCGACACGTTGCCGATGGCATACCGCAGCACAGCGTTCCCGCCGTGCACGATCCGGCTGCTGTAGATCAGCTCCTCGAGCCGCTTCGCGCCGGGGTACATCCCCTGCGTGTTCTGCGGCACCTCGACGAGCGGGATTTCCTCTTCGGCCAGCTCATTGGCAAGGTGCGTTGCGTTCCAGGTGTCGTAGGCCAGCTCGACCAGGTCGAACATCTTGGCCGCGCGCAGGATCTGCGCCTTCATCGGCCGGTAGTCGACGACGTCACCTTCGGTGACCGTCAACCAGCCATCGGCCTCCCAGCGCGCGTACGGCGCCGCGTCGGAGTGTTCGTCCTCGTCGACCTTGCCACGCGGACAGTACGTCCACACCAGCACGTACCAATTCGGGTCGCCCTCGATCGGCGGGAACACCAGCGAGAAGGCGGTCAGGTCGCGCGTGGCCGAAAGGTCCATGCCGCCAAAGCAGCGCCGGCCAAGCAGCTGCGCGATCTTGACCTCCGCCGCGCCCTTGTCCCACCGACGAATGTCGATCCAGCCCTCGGCATCGTTGCACCAGACGTTCAGGTCTTTCGTCAGGAAGTTCGCCAGCGCCGTCGGCAAGGCCTTTGCCTTGCGCGCCATGTCCCGCATGTAGTCGATCGTCTTCGATCGGCCGAGGCCCGGGTTCGCTTTCGGCCACACCGCCTCGTCGAACGGATCATCATCCTTGTCGATCGAGTACACGTAGCCGAAGAAGCTGTCATCCTCGAGCTCGCCCCGCAGGACCTTCAGCAGGTAGCCCCGCACCTCCGTGCAGATCCCGTCCAGGATGAAACCCGCCGTCGTGATCGCCGAAAGCAACGGCTGGTCGCGAGCACCGAAGCCCGACTCGAGCACATCCCACTGCTCGCGCGAGCGCTGCGCGTGCAGCTCGTCGTACAGCACCGCCGATGGGTTGAAGCCGTCCTGCGCGTCGGCGTTGCTGGCGATTGGCTTGAACACCGATGCGCCGGACTCGATCCGCTCCTGGTTCTGCCCCTCGAAGATCCGGAACGAGCGCGCCACGCCCGCCGACTTCCGCGCCCACCGCCGGAAGTTCTCGAACGCGGGCCGAAACACAGTCATGGCCTGCTCGCGCGTGGTGGCGACCGCGTACACCTCGGCGCCCGGTTCGCCGTCCATCATGAAGAGGTAAGCGCCCTGCGGCGCCTTCCACGTCGACTTGCCGTTCTTGCGCGCCACCTCCTCGTATGCCCGGGTGAACCTTCGAAATCCTGTGCCCTTGCGGCGCCAGCCATAAAGCACGGCTGTCCAGAACTTCTGCCACGGATCCAGCAAGATCGGCTGGCCCGCCAGGCGGCCCTTCACATGGACGAAGTACTTCTCGATGTAGTCGATCATGTGCCAGGCGTGCGCAGGGCTGAAATACAGGCCGCGCTTCTCTGCCGTCTGCAGGTCGCGATAGTGCCGCTCCACCGCGAGCATCACCAGCTCGCCCACCACAATCTCGCCGCGTAGCACCGGCACGCCGTACTCGCGGTCCCACTGCTCCCATTCCGCCTCGGGCGGAATCAGCTTCAGGCGGCGCTTGGGCGGCTTTGGCCGTGTGCGACGAGCTCGCCGAACAGGTCGTCCTGGCCGCCCTCCCCGATCTTGCTCTCCTTCAGCCGAGCCTCGACTTGAGACATTACCGTCATGCATGCTTCAGGCAGATCCCGTTTGAGTTGCTCGGCGTTCTTGCGCTCGTTGTAGCTGTGCGGCAGCTCGTACCGATTGCCGTTCTCCGAGATGGCGTATCGCCCTTCGCTCTCGCAGAGCGCGCGGTCGGCCACCCATGCCCGGATGCATTCGACGAGCAGCGTCAGCTGCATGGCCGCGGCGGTGATGTCCCGCTTGCTGCCGATCAGCTGGTCACACAGCCAGATGTAAATTCGCCGCCATTCGTCGTCGACCTTGATCGTCGGCGGCGGCATGGGCAGGTCGACGCCATACTTGGCCGACCGCCATGGCGAGGAACCTCCCCCGCCCTTGATGACCCCCAGCGGGGGCTTTCTCTGATCCATCGTGACTCCGTTTTTGGATGAGGGGCCACGCGATGCATCCTCCCTACTTTCGATGCGCCAGAGGGGCCGCTATTTCACCCCTCCCCCCCTTTTTCGAACCTTTCCCATAAAAATGCAGCTGGGCGCTCGGTCCAGAAGTTTTTCCGGTGGACTTTTGACCCCCCTACCCCTTCCCGGAGGGCCCCGCCCAATGCCCGGCACCCCGCCGCGCGTTCCCGAAGCCGCCGTCCTCGCGCGCCGTCTTGCGCGAGTGGCACCGCCAGCACAACGACTGCCAGTTCGCGCGATCCCAGAAGAGCGCCCGCGCAGCAGCGATGCGTTCCGCGTCTTGAGACTCCAACGCCTCCGCCAGCCGGTGCGGCACGATGTGGTCGGTGACTTCTGCAGCGCTCACCACGCCGTGCCGGTCACACTCACAGCACAACGGATGACGCTGAAGAAAACCCTTGCTGGTCTGAGCCCAGCGGTACCCGTACCCCCGGCTGGCGGCGCTGCCGCGCGCGCGGTCCCTCTCGCGCGCATGCTCCTGCTGAACCTTGGTGTGCTTCTCGCAATAGCCACCTCCGCGCACCAACGCTGCACACCCCGGATGCAGGCAAGGACGCGGACGCGCTACAGGCATTGAGACACCAAAAGAAAAGGCCCGGCGGGTGGCCGGGCCTTGCTGGGAAAGAGCTTGTATCGCGCAAGCTCCGCAGGAATGTAGCGAATTCTATTGATCGCGGGATACCTCATTTAATTCAAGGTGTTACCCGGGCACGCCTCGCACGCTCCTTTCGGTCGTTGAACCACTCGGCCAGCATTGCATCCGCACGTGCGAGACGACGTTGCAGCGTCCGCTTCACGATGCCGAGGTGCCGCGCCACATCTTCCAGCGTTCCGTCCGATGTGTGCCAGCCTTTGACCGCATCCTTATACTCCGGCGGCAGGGCCGATACAGCCTGGTCCGTAAGCGAACACTCCAACTCGTTGACCGGCACCCGCGAGCTGAACTTCACGCCGTTCGCAGCATCGGCGAGCCGTCCGAGCACCGAGGTGCCACCGCCCGTCGTGCCAGTGCGGATCCATACCGCCCACGAGTCCAACCGCTCTCGGATGTAGGGGATGCGCTGGATCTCGCTCATGCTGCGCTCCCGAATCGATCGCGCTCTGCCAGGGCTTGCTGAATTCGCGCGCGATACTGGTCCGACGTTTCGCCGGGTCGCGCGATGCCCAACCCAACCTCGCGCGCCTTCGCCTCCATCAGAACGTGGGACGTCCACCAAGCCGGGCCCGTTGCCACAGCGCGCGCCTGCGGCTTTTCCGGAATGACCACCTCATCCTCCCAGCGCGCTCCGTTCAGCCAGGTAGCCGGATGCGGCACAAACTGCGGGCCAGTTTGCGTAGCTCGCCAGAACGCTACGTGTTTGGGCATGGCTTCCAGCGCCGCGCGTTGATCGCGCTTGCTCAGCCGCGCCCACGCGCGCTCAGCGGCCTTCTTCGCAGTCTTGCGAGGCCAACTCTCCCAGAATGTGGAAAAGTCCGGTCCGCTCGCATTTTTCGTCCCCGCGCCGTGCGCGAAATTTTCTTGCATGCTCAGAATCAAGGTTGTCATGTAACACCTATGCTGTTGTGGGGTTAAGGCATTGCTTCGTTGGTGAGATGGGTGCGAGTGGGCAGAGCTCCCCCTAGCCCGTTGTGGATAACGAGAGCAATGCCCACCCTTGCATTGCCTCGCCGGAGCCGACGGTATGCTTCAGGGCGACCTGGCGGATGTACGCCCCAGATCTCGGCCAGACTGTCAGCATCCGTACAGACGCTCCTACCCGCGCTCTAGCCTTTCGCACCCACGCTGCCCCTCGGGTTCGGTTTGGGGCCACTCGCTGAGGGATAACCGCGTATTCAGCCTCTTCCTCCCTCAGCCTTCACCATCAAGGCGGCATCGTCTTTCGCGTGATGTGCGCGACCTCCCCATGAGCCCAAAACGGCTGGCGTGCAGGATCCTGGCGCCCCTGGGCGTCAAGACGTGAGGGATGGTTTCGCGGCAACGCAACCAGGTAGACGCGCGCAGCGCCATCGGTGGTCTCTGCCACCACGATGATGTCGTGACCGGGATAGGCCCTGCATGCGGCCTCGAAGTCAACGAGCTGCAGCAACTCTTCACGGCTGTAGCTCCGGGGCCCCAGGGCATAGAAATGCTGCGGCCCAGCTGGCGCCCACGCGCGATTCTTTTCATGCGGCTGGGACTCGCGCCGACGCTGAGCGTCCTCGCGCCCGCCTTTCCGAGCTTGCACCGGCGCCATCCCGAACAGATCGCGCCTCATGCCGGCGCCATCCAAAGGTGCGCCAGCGAGACGACAGAAGCGCCAGCAGGCTGGGCAGCGCGCAGCGCATATCGATAGATGGGACGCCGGCATCGGGGCACGCGCAACGGCTGGCCTGCAGGCGCGACAAGACCCCGCACGCGTAGGCGATAGCAGACTTGCGTGATGTATTCGACGGGAAGGTTCAAATGCTGCGCCAGGTCGGCTGCGGTGGCCGAGCGCCCCTTCAGGTACTCAAGCACCGCGAGCGCGACAGCGCCTGTGGGCCTAGCCATGGCACACCCCGTCCAACACATGCGCGCTATGCATCGGGCGCCTCTTCGGCGATGCCGATCGAGCAACCGCCTTCAGCCGCGCGCGTCACGTTGCGGCACAGCCGAAGAAGCAAGGCGATCTCTCGATACGCATGCTCAACGATCTGGTCGGCCTCCTGTTTCGATACGCAGCGGTCGGCGATGGCTTGGGCCAAAGCGCCGGATATCAGCCCGCCGCACTCGTTGAGCCGAAAGCCTTTCTCAATGATGGCTGTGATCTCGCACGGCCAGCTGCCACCGGCAGGCGGCGGCTCGACCTCGATCGCAACCAGGTCGAAGCGCGCACATAGCGCCTTCAGCCAATCCGTCGCACCCTCGTGCGCCACCACGTCTCGCAACATGAACTCCGTTGCCAGCTCGGCGTCCTCGATCGACATGCGCTCAGCCGGATCTGAACCATCAAGGCGTTTGTAAAGCGTCTTCGGCGAGATGCGCCGATCACGGTTCGCTGCAGACCAGTTGCAGAAACCCTGGACGCCATCGCTGGCGCGACGAAGCGCGTTGTACAGCGCCCCGCGCCAATGCGCGTTGCTGTGCCGCTTAGTCATGAAAGCTCCCGAAAAGTGGGACGAGATTCGCGTGGCGCGCCGCGAGTTCGGCGCATACGATCTGCTCAAAGCCGCAGCCGCGGCCTTCAGAAAGAGGAAGCGAAGAAATGGAAGAGTCGACTTCGTATCGCAGCATCGTCGTGGCGCCGAGAGGCTTGCCCGATGATGCGGTGGCCGACGTGCGAGCGACCCTGCGCCTGGCGCGCACGATCACATTGGAGGAATGCGGCGGCACCGATGCGGCGGTGGTGGCAGTAGTGTTTGAGCAACTCTGCTTCCGAACCGGCGTGACGGATGGTCTCTTCGAGCATTGATCAAGCATGGCAGCGCTCCGCCGTCCCGAGCGCAAGGCCCTGTGCGGCCCAGCGCCCCTGCCAATCTGCCGGATGCCGCCGCACCAACGCCGCAAGCACCCGATCCTCGACCTTCCGGGAAAGCTCCTCCGGCCACTGATTCACGGCCTGATACGAGACCCCGAGAGCGGAGGCCGCGGCTGGGATACTCCCGCCGAGCAGATCGATCGCTTGTGATTTCTTCATGGGCGCATTGAATCATGATTCAGTCCAAAAACGCAATCATGATTGCGTGCTTGCCGGTGAAAATTGAAGAATGATTGAATACGCCGACCGTCTATCTGCTGCGATGAACGCCAGCGGAGTAACCACCACCGCCCTCGCGAAAGCGATGGGGGTGAGCTATCAGGCCGTGAAACGGGTTCTGGAAGGAAAATCCAAAGCATTTACGGCGGCGAACAACTCGGAGGCAGCGCGAATCCTGGGTGTGTCGGCTCGATGGCTCGCCATGGGCAGAGGACATATGCGCGACGAAGATGCGTCCGCAGACGGAACCTTGGAACACGTTGGTTCCGCGCCGGCAGCCAAACGCGTACCAGTCGCCGGGATGGCCCGGATGGGTGACGACGGCTGGTATGAAGTGGTGGAGGTCCTTGGATCCGCGGGCTACGTAGAGGCCTATTCGGCTGATCGTGACGCGTATGCCCTACAGGTGCGAGGTGACTCGATGTTCCCCGCAATTCGCGACAGCTGGTACGTCGTCGTCGAACCGCACGCGACCGCCCACCCCGGGGAGTATGTCGCTATCGCTCTGCGAGACGGCAAGAAGCTCGTCAAGGAGCTGCTCTTTGAAACCGATGCTGGGATAGTCGTGCAATCGGTAAATGGTGGTGTGCGGCTCACGATTTCCCGGGAAGACGTTGCAACGCTCCACCCTATAGGTGGGGTGCTGATGCCCAGCAAGCACCGCGACCACTAGGGTCTCCCGCACCGCCCATCGCCGCCCCACAGGGCGGTTTTTTTTGCGCTAAATTGAATCATGATTGATTTTCCTATGTGAATCATGATTCAATGCCACCAAACCTGGCGCCGCCGGGGTTTGGAGATACCCATGCGCAATTCCATCAAAGCTGCAGCAGTCCTTTCCGGCGCGGGAGCGCTGGTCGTGGCTCTCGTTGCAGCGACGTTCAGCTTCGCGCAGATCGTCACCACCAACGATGCACGCGTCCTGAAGGCTGACGACGACCGCCGTCACCGGATGATCGCGCGAGCCTGCCCGAACAAGGCGACCCTGATGCAGGACGCACAGACGCGCGAGTACGCCTGCGTGCTCCGAAACAGCGACGGCTCCACGCTCGTCCAGGCCGTGCACGATGCGCCTTATCTCGACACCTGGGAACCCCTGCCGCACGTCGCGGGCACCCGCATCGCAAAACGCTGACTCCCCATGCGGTCGCAACCGACGCGCGCCGAGCTTCAGCAAGCGCTGCTCGAATCTCGCCTGCCCCTTGACCTCGACACCGCAATGTCGATCAGGGCGATCGCGATCGCACTCACCAACACAGCCATGGCGCTGGCGAAGCAGCGACAGAAGCACCAACTGCGCGATCGCCTCCGGCGTCACGTCGGGTCCGCCGACTGGCGCGCCATGGCAGCCAACAACGACGAGGAGAAATCATGAGAACGACTCCCCCGCAGGCCCCGATTTGCGTGGAACCTACGCGCGAACCCGCAACGCCTTCGCCTGCACGAGAAGACGACACGCCTTCGTTCGATTTACTCAACACCGGCGAATTTTTGATCCGCACTAACCACGTGACGCTGCTCATCCCGGCAGATCTCGTGCCGGCTATGCGCGCCCAACTCGCAACCATCCAAGGTGCCTTCGAATGAGCGCTCCACGCCGCACCCTCCGAGAGCAGGCCAAGCGCCAAATCTCGGCCGCGCGCACCCTGACGCGCACCCTCAACACGCTCGGCCTCGGAGGCAGCGCCTCGGCGCTGGACCGAGACGAACTCGCACGGCAGCTGCAGCGCCTCGAGGTCGAAACCGAAGCCCTGGTCCATGCCACGTACGGCGACTTCACTGATGGAGGCCCCGGATGTTCCGCCACCTGATCCACCCGATGTACAGGCTCTACGTGACACAGCACGCGTGCCTGCTGGTCCCGTTCGCGGTGGCCATTCTGCTCGCCTCGATCTTTCGGGGTTGGTATGACGCGGTCGCCCTGCGCGCGTGCGTGCTTGCCCTCACGATCATGTTTTTTCTGGAAGTGGCGATCACGTGGCGCCGCTTCCGTGCCTCGTACCTACGGCCGAATCCCGTTGACGACGACTGGCTGCGCGAACGCTTCATCAGGAGCGCGCAGCGCAGGTACGAGCGAGCGCGGATCCCTCGCGCTACGGCAAAGCACTACGCCGAGATCGGCTGGACCGCGATGGTCACAGAACTGCATCCCGACGACTGGTGCTCGGGCGCGCGCTGGGCGGAAGACGACATGGACACCTGGCCGTAATGAACCCAAGAGACCAAGGAATCAACATGAGCCAACGCATCTACGCAAAGATCAAGAAATCCAGCAAGCACCACGGACAGACGGCCCCTGGTGAACGCTTCGAGGTCGAAATCAGGCCGCATCGCTACTCCGAGTATGTGGTCCTCGGCAACAGCAACGTCTACCGACTGAGCGATGTGAACCTATTTGTCGTCAGCGACAGTGGCGTCGAATTGCGCATCGCATGAACCGCAGCCAAATGAGGATTGAAATGACTAACGACGAACAAGCCATTGCCATCCCGTCCGGCGAGCAGGGTGAGCGCGGCTTCCAGTGGACGATGACCGTCTCGCAGATGAAAGCGTTCGCCGCAGAATTGACCCTAGCAGCCGAAACCATAGGCGGCGACGATGACGAAAGCGCCGACATCGAATTGATCCTGTCGGCAGCAAAGCCCGGCACCGTCCGGGACGATGACAGCGAGACGAACTCGACCCCAATCCTGACGGTCCACCTGGCCGAGTATCCGGAGGAAGGCGTCTACCCTATCGACCCGTGCGACCCGACGGCCGGCCGTGACGCCGCTCCCGCTGCTGGCGATGCGCAGCACGCAACGCTCAGCAACGACGAGCTGCGTGAGTTCCTGGACACCGTGGACCAGTTCGGTGATTGCGGCGAAACCACCACCGTCGACGCGACGCTCATGCGCTGGGCCAGCATGGGCCTGCTCGAATGCACTCACTACGAAGTGACCGACAAGGGCCGCGAGCTGGTCGACGCCGCACTGCAGCGCCAGGAGGTACACGCAGAATGAGTATTTCCGATATCACCCACTTCCATCTGTTCTTCGGCCTCGGCGGTGGCGCTGCAGGTTTCCAGGAAGCGCGGCCGGAGATACCAGGTCTGAAGGGCCGAATGGTTTGCGTCGGAGGAATCGACGTGGACGGCGCCGGCGCCGTTGACTTCCAGCGCTTCACTGGCGTGCGCGGCACCGTGCGCGACCTTTTCGACCGCAGCCAGTACACGGCATTCCATGGACATGAGCCGGGGCCGGGCTGGGTGGAGGCAATGCCCGCCGACCTGCACCACGCCGCGCACGGCCGGCGCCCAGACACGGTGTTTCTCTCGGCTCCCTGCAAGGGGTTCAGCGGGCTGCTCTCTGAGACGCGCAGCACCACCGCGAAGTACCAGGCGCTGAATCGCCTGACGCTGCGCGGCGTCTGGCTGATGCTCGAAGCCTGGGCGCACGACCCCGTCGACGTGATTCTGTTCGAGAATGTCCCCCGCATCGCCACGCGGGGACGATACCTGCTCGAGCAGATCACCGGCATGCTCCGGCATTACGGCTACGTGGTGCGCGAAACGGCGCACGATTGCGGCGTGCTCGGAGGCCTGGCCCAGAGCCGCAAGCGCTTCCTGCTCATCGCTCGCCATGCCGAAAAGGTGCCGCCCTTCATCTACGAGCCGCCGAAGCGGCCGCTGCGCTCCGTCGGCGAGGTGCTGAGCCGCTACGCGCGCCCGGGCGATCCTGCTGCCGGGCCCATGCACCGCATCCCCGAACTGCAATGGAAGACCTGGGTGCGACTCGCGTTCGTGGAGGCCGGCAAGGACTGGCGCAGCCTACGCCACCTACGGGTGGGCGCTGATGGCTACCTCAGCGATTACCTGATCGTGCCCGAAATGCGTTCCGGCCCGTATGGTGTCATGCGTTGGAACGGCACTGCCGGGACTGTCGCGGGCGAGAACCTGCCGACCAATGGCAACTTTTCTGTAGCCGATCCGCGCTTTAGCCAGTCGACGGCCTGGAAGGATGGACATGCCTACGGCATCCTCTCCATGTCGGATACGGCGCGAACCATTGGCGGCCAGCAGACGCCTGGCCAGGGCTACTACAGCGTCGCTGACCCTCGCCACGCCGGCCCGGCCAAGCACAGCAACGAATTTCGCATCGTGCCCTTCGACGGCCAGGCGCGGGCCGTGACCGGTGCGCACGGTACCGGCCAGTGCGTCGCGGATCCGTTGGGCGGACGCCTTCCTGCGGAGCAGCATGGCAAGTACCGCATGACCGACTGGGGGGAGGCTTCGCGCGCGGTCATCAGCGGCAATGCGAACGGCGCCTACGCCGTCGCGGACCCGCGCTCTGGCATGTCGGCCGACCGCGGCTACCAGACCGCCGGCCATTACGGCGTGGTCGATCCCTCGCAGCCATCCGGCGCCGTGTCCGCCGCCGCGTGCCACGACAACGGCCGCTGGAGTGTCGCCGACTGGCGCCTGCCCGAGGCGACCGACAAGCTGGTATGCGTGATCCGCGCCCTGGACGGCACCTGGCACCGCCCCTTCACCACGCTGGACCTCGCTGCGCTGCAAAGCCTCTACGACCCCGACGATTATGCAGAGGCCAACGAGCCGTTCGTGCTCCACGGCAACTCGGACCAGGCTTGGCGCGAGCGCATTGGCAACGCCGTGCCGAAGCGCGCCGCTACGGCGATGGCCGAAGAGATCGGCCGCGCCATCCTGCTGGCCCGGTCGGGCGAATCCTTCCAACTCAGCAACACGCCGATCTGGGTCAGGCCGGTAGCTACGGCCCTGGCGGTGCGTGGAGGTGAACAGGCATGAACATCAGTGCGCAACTGACGCTCTTCCACGAGCCCTCCCACCAGCCGAAATCCGCCGAGCAGCTCGCCTATGAGGTCTGGCCATTCCCGGGGCTGTCCTGGGAGCGTTACTCGGAGCTGCGCGTCGAGCACCAACAAACCATGGCGGCGCTTACCGCCGAAAGGAAGAAACGACATGCGTGAACGACCGATCCTCTTCAGCGCGCCCATGGTCCGCGCAATCCTGGCCGGCACGAAAACGCAGACCCGGCGCATCGCGAAAGACGTGCGGCACCCAGATCTGGGCAACTGGTATGCCCCGGGCGCCCTTGTGCTGGAGCGCGAGCCCCAGCACGTCATTGAGCGCGCGTGTCCGAAGGGCCGGCCGGGCGATCGACTGTGGGTGCGCGAGACCTGGGCCCGAAACCAAGTCACGCCGCTTGAGCACCGCCCGCCCGGCGAGTTTATCTACGGCGCGGACCTGAACGATAGCGCCCTCCGCCGCTACGCCACCACCTGGAAGCCCAGCATCCACATGCCCCGCTCTGCCTGCCGTCTCGTGCTCGAGATCAACGCGATTCGGCTGGAGCGGCTGCAGGCCATCAGCGAGGCTGACGCCATCGCCGAGGGCGCCAGCTTCCACGACGGCCGCGGCGTCGGGCACAGCGGTTGGCGCCACGACTTTGGCGACGTTCATGCAACGGCGCGCGACGCCTTCGCGCGTCTCTGGCGCGACATCAACGGCCCCGACTCATGGTCCGCCAATCCGTGGGTGTGGGTCGTAGAGTTCATGCCCGCTGACACCGACAAGAAGGAGATGTGATGGAAGGCGAGACGGCCCTCACCCTCCAAGAAGCTGCCGATCGCCTGCAGCTTTCCTACAGCACTGTCTTCGCCCAGCGCAAGGTCATCGGCTTCCGGCTTCCTGGCTCGCGCGTCTGGCGTGTCTGGCCGTCCCGGCTTGCCGAGCTGGGTCAAAAACGCAACAATCTGACCCGGCTAGCAGTGCGGGTTGGTGGAGTAGAAGAATGCCCATCCGCAAACACCCCGATTCCGGCATCTGGTGGCTCGATTTACGCACGCCAGGCGGCCAGCGAATTAGACGTTCTACTGGGACAAAAGACCGCAAGGCCGCCCAGGAGTACCACGACAAGGTGAAGGCCGAGTTGTGGCGCGTCGATAAGCTGGGCGAGGCCCCGGATCACGTCTTTGAAGAGGCGGCCGTGCGCTTCCTTCGCGTCAGCGAGGGACAGCGCGACTATGCGACAAAGCTGCGCCACGTCGCGTATTGGCGCGAGCAGTTCGCCGGCCGGCCGGTACGCTCTTTAACCGCGGGCGTGATCGCCGATGCGCTCCCGACCCACCGCACCTACAAGCACCGCCCCACGATCGCGATCCAGCCGGCCACGAAGAATCGTTACCTGGCGACGATTCGGCGCATCCTGACGCTCTGCGCTGAATGGGGTTGGATCACCAAACCGCCGAAACTGACGAAGTTCGAAGAGCCCGACGTCCGCGTACGCTGGGAGCCTCGGCCGGTGATCACGGCGCTGATCCAAGCGATCGCCATGGATTGGATGAAAGAGGTGGCGCTTTTTGCCGTGGCCACTGGCATGCGCGCCGATGAAATCCTGTCTCTGACCTGGTCGCAGGTCGATGCGTCACGCAGCCACGCCTGGGTGACGCACGGGCGTGCCAAATCCAAACGAGCGCGAGCGGTGCCGCTCAATGCCGATGCGCTGGCGGTGCTGGAGCGTCGCCGCGGTGTTCATGGCACTCTCGTGTTCAGCCGGGCTGCACGCCCAGGGCGCGAAGTGGCCAAGATCAGCCAGGTCGACGCGCGGATGTTCGAACGTGCCTGCCGCGCGGCGGGCATCCAGGACTTCCACTTCCACGACTTGCGTCACACCTGGGCGTCCTGGCATGTTCAGGCCGGCACACCGTTGATGGTCTTGAAAGAGTTGGGCGGATGGGAGCGAATCGAAATGGTCCAGAAGTACGCCCACCTCGCGCCGACGCACCTCGCAGCGCACGCTGAGACGGTCACGTTTTGGTCACAGCAAACGCTGGAAAAGAAACAGCCGCCATTGCTGGCGGCTGTAGATGCCTGAATTCACAGGACTTTCTTGGTAGGCCCCCCGAGAGTCGAACTCGGCACCAACGGATTATGAGTCCGCTGCTCTAACCAGGCATGAGCTAGAGGCCCGA